CTAATGCAATGAAGTGTTTGTATAGCCATGCATAGTTAATGACACCTGCTCTTGCCCATATAGTGCAAGGGTGATTCCAGTAAGCTCTTTTGTATAAACCTACCTCATCTGCATACTCATCACCATCTAACTCTCGGTGTGCTGTGCATAGCATCTGCGCAGTTTCTAAGGGCATCTTGACTAACATCTTGTCAGGCTGTGCTTTAGCTGAAGCTATAGGACAGTCATAAAAATAAAATATGTTCATGTGTTTTCCTCTTATTATGTATAGATTACAAAGCCATTGTCCTCAACTTTGGCTTCGGCTTTGGCTCTAAGACCAACAACTACATTGCGCGGATCTTTAAAGCGCATATCATGTGTATCACCATCAATAACTTTACGACCACGAAAAGTTTTTGGTAGTTCACCATTAAAAACTACAGCTATATTGTGTTTAACCTTATCAAACAACGATGCATATTTAGAATCAGCTTCGCTGTACGACCATGTTAAATGGTAGTTAAATATGTAGTTTGTTTTTCTTGTAGGTATCTTAGTGTAATCATAGAATTGTACTTGCGGAAACATCTCGAAGATAGTTTGTCCGCCTTCAACAATGATATTTTCGTATGGAATATCTGATGTACCATTGAGCCTGATTGCAGGTTTCTTACCTTTACGCTCACAAGCCTCAATAAACTTTATAATATCTAACACCAACAACGACATAAATTCTTCCCGGTTATTAAGAAACAATTCAGTCTTACGCTTTCTAGCATCTTGAATACTAGGGAATACACCACCCAATCCTGCTGTATTTAAACAGGCATCTTTACAACCTGCTTTAATTTGATACGGACAGATGCGAGTATTAGTAGGATGCAGGTGTAATATACACGACCAATACTCATCTTGCAGTTTGTTGCCCTTGTCAACTTTAGGATTGCTGTTTACTGATAGTAGTTTATAGGTCATAAAGCTCATCCCTCCTCATCTCTTCTTCAAGCTCTAAATTTTCTTCTCTTTCATCTCGAAGCAACCAACCATAAGCTACCTGTCCTATGAAAGGATTGTCAGCTTCTGGATGTTGAGTTGTTTTTAGTATGTGTTTAACTACCTGTGAGAATCGAGATGATCTAGTACCTAAATGTTTTTCTAAGTCAGGATAGATAGGGAATAATACCTCAGTCATATCCATTCTTTTAAGTGCTTCTCCCTCAACATCTCTAATAGCATTTTCTGCACCAATAAGTGCATCGTTTATTTTACTCATGGTCTTTCTCCTAAGTAATCATCAATAAGTTCTATTGCATACTGTATTTTTTGTTCGTATGTCCAATCGTGTTTGTCTGCTTCTATACCAGCTACTTGCATAGCTTTAGTAGAAGCCTGTGCATACCGATCACATTGATGTTTAATAAATGCAATGGTATTATCTGTGAATGTATTATTTTGTTCCATATACTTACCTCTTGAAATGATATGTTCTAGGATTTTCCAATCCGTTTATTATTTTAATTCGTTTCATGCCACGCATCTTGAATATGCCCTTAGTCAAAAGATTATAATCACTCTCGTTATTTAATCTAATGACCAAAGACATATCTTTAAACTGGCGCAGATATTCTCTAGCATCTTCGACACTCTTAAGATTCAACTTAATGCCGTAGTGTATAGACTCTATCATGCTACCAGCTTTAACTCAGGAAGCATCTTTTCATTCAAAGTCTTTCTGACTTTATCTAGCCTGTCTAACTTAACAGATGCAAAGTTCTTCCTAGTTATTTTTCTAGTAGGCATTTCATGTGTTGCCCACTCAGTCATTGTATTATACAATGCCCATGCTGTTGCATCTAAAGACTTAGCGTTGTTTATCCACCTACTCCATAAATTAGAAATGGTTTTGTTTCTAATTACATCAGGCTCATAAAGTATATCAGTAAGGTAGAATGGTGCATCACTTGACTTTAAATGATTATCAACTGCTTTAGCATTAGCTAAATGAGCAAGTGTTGACATGGCTTGTGCATAAGTAATCTTAGTATCAACCATCTCTTTCCACAATTCAGTTTCTTGGTCGTAGAATTTAACAGATTCTGATAACTTATCAGCAACATGTTGTAGATTAAGACCTCTAGTGTGCTTAGATTTGTGGACTGCAAAGTTATTTGCGAACACTTGAAGGTTGGTACAGATAAATCTATAGCCACCCACCTCAACTACAAACGACCACGATCCATCAAAACTGTTCCGTGCTGATATAGTCAGCGCAACATCATCACCTTCTCTACCTAGATTAACTCTGTGATTAGGAAGTGTGTATGTTGCATAGGCTCTTGAACCATTGTGAGAACAACCCACATCTCTAGTAATGCCTTCAATGTCTAAGTCAGACAGCATGATTACATTCTCTGCTGTTTTAAAAGCATCGGGATGATTAACTGGATTGTAGTTTTTACCAACAACAGCAATAGCATAGTCATTATCGTTTCTAACGATTGCTTTGTGGTTTGGAACATGAGTATCATAGCCAGCGCAACTAACAAACATATCGTCTTTGCGTACTGTAAAGTCAGCGCTACCATAATCGCCTAGATTTTCTAGGATTTCTGCTCTATTATTCATAGATTTGCCCTCTTAATTTAAGGTTAAAGTTGTGGTAGTTTTGTGGTTCCGAAGATAACTACCAACTCCTCCAACAGCAACATAACCATCGGTCTTTACCCTGTCTGTCTACAGCAGTATGTGCGCTTTTATAGTCATCTAACAACCCATACATCTCATTGTTAGGAAGACTACGCTAGTTTTTTATTAGAGACTTTGAAACTAGCAAAACAGTTGCCTCGCATTGCTGTGTTTTGTTATTTATCGACATTGAAACACCCTCGCACATGAGGAAAAATCAGTCTAGCTAGTTTGATTTGTTTACCCACAGCTTAAATTACTAGCAAAGTCTGTGCGCAAATTATGGCTTTGTTGTTTTAAGTCTGTGCAAACCTCCTCGCAACGAGGGAAAATCAGACTGTCGATAAAGCGTTGTTTATATGATATCTCAGCCGATACTATGTATGGACTACTGTATCAAACAGGATTTATACTTTAAATGCTATCCTCTTTTCCGCATACTTTATCTTTAGACTTCCAAGAACTTATCAACAATACTTGCCATAATTGCTTGTATGTTTTCCATAGAGTCTTTCGGCAATAATTTTACTGCAAGTTCATTACTGATCTGCTCTCTAACACTACCATATCCAGAAACATTGACTTTAATATCAACAGACGAATTTTCGTAAGAACGATAGTATGAATCTGACTCTATATACAATGCTGTATGAGATACTGATTCATTAAAGTTTTTTCTAGCTTCCTCAAACTGTTTTTTGAGTGTTGATCTAGCGTCTTCTAAATCACTGATTTTCTTATTGAAATCAGCAATTTGTTCTTTAAGACTAGCCAAATTTTTATACTCAGGAGTTTCTTCTAACTTAGAAATCATGTGTCCAGAGTTAGCTACGATCTGTGTACAAATACCATCAACGATAGCATCTTGCTCAAATTTTCTAATCTGTGGCATTATGATCTCCTTGCAGGAATACGAATCATCTGCATAGTAGTGTTAGTGAAACTAGGTGGAGTGAATTGATACTCACCACGAACCATAGTTCTTTTGTACCAAACATCTCTGCTAGGATTGGTGTTGCGTTTATTTGCAACCCACTTTCCAAAGTTATAAGATGTATAAGTACGCTTTTCTGTTTTAACAGTTCCGTCAGGATTTAAAACATAACCAATACCATCATCATTTTTAACAGGTCGGTCACTTTCAATACCAAAGCCTCTGCTTAATTTAGCATTGCGTTTGATTTGTGAAAAACCAAATAGATTTCCGAATGCCCACAACAATCTAATAGATAGTGGTGCGGAAGCTATTGGTAATGTACGATCTTTACGATCTGAAGGATTGCCCTTCTTAGTATAAGTAATTCTACTCATAATAATTCTCCATTTAATTTGAACAGTATCTTAAAGGCAACTGTTCTAAGCCTTTGAAATTGTCGTGTGGTTAAGGTTAGAAGATGCCTTGATGTTATTCTAACTTTTGTTAACTGCATCACTTAACCACACTTTAATCTAGGTGCAGTACCTTTAACTCCGCTGTATCTGCCTTGTCTGTTATAGTATTTCAACTGGAGTACCTAGTTTTTTTCCCATAGGAGTGTTATGAAAATATTTTTTATTTGTTTCGTTGCTCGGAAGCCCCCCAATTGTACACGAGTCCGAGCAAAAAGTCAAGCCCCATCTATATGTTTTTTTATACTACCAATTAAAAACATACCACTTAGTTCCAATAATCATGTCGTCTGTGTATAAGTATTGGTGAGGCTCTGAAGTTATAATCATGTTCTTCTTGCCTTTAGAGTAATAAAGAATTTTATATTCTTTAAAACTTTCATGCCCTGTATATCGATACCCATCTTTCTTAACAGAACTTTTAGCTTCATCAAGAGTTCTAAAAGTTCTTATCGGTCGTATGTTATGCTTACCCATAATATTATGTCCTTTTATTTTGTTGTTGCTTGAAACCTGCGGAGAATTATAGCACAGTTCTCCGCAGAAGTCAACCCTCATATAGATAAGAATTATATATCAATTATCATACCGCAGTTTACACATACGACTGATTGAAATAATTCTTCGTCAGTATGTAATACACCGCACTCTTGACATTCTATACCAGAATCGGGTTCGAAGTTAAGAACCTCGACATTATTTTCTTGGTCATCATTAGCTAGGAAGGTTTGTAAGTTGTTGATTTCTATAGTCATTTGTTTCTCCTTATTCAAAATCAATATTAACAAAAGTATTTATCTGCTCTTGGACTTCTTCTAAAGTATCAGCAGAAAAATCTGGTTTAGTTTTAAACATATTAAGACCGAAGTCGTGCCATGTTTCTTTAGACTCGGTAATGCTAGGTAATTTCCAAGCAAAGAAAGTATGATGCCAAGTACCTAAAGGTATTGAAAATATTGCATCATGCTCTCTTGTAATAAAATAATCGTTGTATACAACATCGAACATTCCATTTTTATTGTTTATAATTTCTATTTCCATAGCGATCTCCTAATTATTTTGTTTGGTTGTTTGTGTCGGCGTTAATTCTACACCCACTTTTCGAAAAAGTCAAGCCCTATTTAGATGATTAATTATAAAATATTTTTAATTACTTTTTGTCTATTTTCTGTGGATAACTTTAGTTTATTTGTTAATTACCTGTGGATAACTTATTATTTTATATGAATTTACTGTGGATAACTATTCTGCCCTCAATAAATTGCCCTCACTAAGTTGCCCTCAATCAGAGGCGCAGTATTTATACCCATGATTCCCCCCTGTCATCCTGACCACGCAAGCTTCGCTTGCCATAAGAAAATTCAAGTTCGACCAAGCCCTACAAAGCATTTCTTAAAAACCAAAAAAAAACCCCGAAGCTAAGTGTTACCACCTAACTTCGGGGAATTTTGCGCTAACTAAGCACTAGGTTTAGTATAACCGTTAGCGGAATCGAGGAAACTTTTTACAAAGTTAAGATCAAACTTATCTTGATTCTTAGCTTGATCTATAAGATTGCTTATAGCGCCTCGATTCAACTCTTTCTCAACGCTATATTGATTATACAAGTGAAGCGCAAAATTTCCAATCTTAGTCTTTGGATTAAAGAAATAAGGGAAATCGGAAGTTTTTGCACCTGCAAGAGCCGTATGACGCTTAAGTATCTTTTTACGGATAGTGTCCTTATATAAATAGATCAGATACTTGCACTGACCTATTGTCGGCTCTTGGTTGCCACTTGCTTTCACGATATCTTGGTGAGTTGTAGTTTTAGTTTGCATAGCACTCCTGCTTAATTTACGGAATAATGTGGCAACGATTCATTCAACGATTGCACAATTTCCATCTGCCTGTGAATTTGGGTAATCTCGTCAGTAGACAGACCTGAACAGATTACACTTCTCAAGACAAACTCATCATCGAGGCAGATTGGGCTATAACCGTGCCTTTTGGTGATGTCGATGTACGAACGAAGGTACTCAATTACATCGTTGAACGAATCCAACTCAATAACGGTTTCGTCTTGAAATATAAGGTGAATTAGAATTTCAGTTTTATTGGACATAGGTCCTCCTTTATTATATATAATTAGATTACGATCTTTATCAGCATGACACAAGATGGCTGTCATATTTTTATTATTAAGGCTCTCGTTATGTTTATCTCACGCTATGGCTTAATAATAAAAATACCTTAGACCGCAATTAGAACTGATAAAAAACTTCTAATTATTTTTATATTATATGATACATAACAGAATTACAAATAAAAATAATTATCAGTTTTTTATCAGTAAGCGGTTGACAGCCATCGGTCATGCTACACTCAACCAAAGACCGATTAGGTCTTCGTAAATATATTGCCGATTAAAAATTTAAAGACAATATATTTACATATAAGATACAAAACTATGAAGTCTTTTTAGTTTTTGTCAACTTGAAAGAAACGCAATAGCAATACCGATGTTGATCAAAAACTAAAAAGACTTCATAGTTTTACCATATATTAGAAATGCTTTGTAGGGCTTGGTCGAACTTTAATTTTCTTATGAACTTCATAGACTTTGAGGGATAACTTTATGTTATCTATGAAACCCTCAAAGTCTATGAAGTGGTGGGCAGGATGACAGGGGGGATCCATGGGTATATATGTAGTTCTTACACAAAATTACAGGATTTATATGTAAACCAGATCCCGCCGACAATGAGCTGCCCTCAACCATATAGATTTATAAACTAATTGTACTACATAGTATGCGCTACGTACGTTATATTTGTGTGGGGGGAGATATAGGGTTTACCGGCTGGCTGCCTAAGAATATTTTACAGTTGTTTTTCCGTTTTGTCAAGGAATATTTAATTTATTTTTTACTTGACAAACCTGAAATTAGCTGTATACTAGATGTATGAGTCAATTATCCACACTAAATCAATCAAATACAAGAAAATTATCAGATAAACAGCAAAGTTTCCTTGATAACCTTGTAGAAACTAAGGGTGATGCCAAGCTTGCAGCTCAAATGGCAGGCTATAAAAGCTCTCACTACCACTTATTAAAGAGTTTAAAGCAAGAAGTATTAGATATAACACAAGAAATACTGGCGCAGTCAGCTCCTAAAGCAGCTTTTAAGCTCTTAGAGATCATGGAGTCTGATAGACCCATAGCTCAAGCAAGTAATAAGCTACAAGCAGCGCAATCAGTACTAGATCGTGTGGGTGTTGTTAAAAGCGAACGCTTAGATGTGAACCATACGGCAGGCGGTGGTATATTTTTACTACCAGAAAAGCGTATAATAGATGTGGAGGAAGTAGAAGATGCAGAGTGATGAGTATGACATGTTTAAAAGGTGGTGTAGAAACCTATATGACGAGAATTGTTTAGAAAGGCACCGAAGCGGTTTACCACCTTACGAGAACTTTGAAGATTATTATCATTTACATTTAAATTGGCTACAAAAAAAATACAATGAAGAAACCAGACCTTAATTTTAAACATTTAAAAGAAGCCAATGAAGGATACATCGAACATCTGAGTGTTGCTATCTGGTATGCTCTTCGTTTAGGTTGTTTGGCTCTACGTGTAGCAGTTCACGCTTTATTTCCTTTTATATGGTACAACGAAGTTGATCCTACAATCAGAAGACTAAACCAAGACAGACACGACAGAGCTTGTCTTAAAAGCAGATACTTAAACTAATCATATGCCTCCTATCAAGTTCAGACCCACAGAAAAGAGTTACGACAGACGTACAGGCAAGACTGCTACAATACGGCACTACATGAAAGCAGTACCGAAACAAGAATTAATAGACTACTTAAATAAAGATTCTTCACCCAAAAAGAAAAAACACAAAGTATTAAAAGAACTACAACGTAGAGGAATTAAATTAACATGGCACACGAAACAAGAAGAGCAAGTTTAATTAAAAAACACGGATTAAAAGGAGTCAACAAACCAAAAAGAACTCCTAAACATCCTACTAAATCACATGTTGTTTTAGCACAAGAAGGACATAATTTAAAACTTATACGCTTTGGACAGCAAGGTGTAAGCGGTGCTGGCAAGAGTCCTAAGTCAAAAAGTGAAAAAGCAAGACGTAAAAGTTTCAAAGCTCGACACGCTAAGAACATTGCAAAAGGTAAAATGTCTGCAGCGTATTGGGCAGATAAAGTTAAATGGTAATAATAAGAGAGAAACAACATGCTAACAGTAGGTGATATATTTCCTGACTTTCATTTAGATGGAGTCAACGAAAATAATGAGATAATTAAATACAACGGTTTTGAAGAAAACTGGTCTGTGTTTTATTTTTATCCAAAAGATTTTACATTCATATGCCCAACAGAGATTGCTGAAATGGATCGGCTAGTCGATGAGGGTGTATTTGTAATGGGAATAAGCGGTGATAATGAGTTTTGCAAACTTAATTGGAAAGAAAATAATTCTCTTATTAACGGTATTAGACATCCATTGGCAGCCGATTGTGGTTTGTCTTTGTCTGATGATTTAGGCATTATTGCCTATCAAGAAGGTGTTTGCTTACGAGCAACTTTTATTGTAGATCCTGATCAAGTTATACAGCATGTATCAGTGAATGCTTTAGATACTGGTCGTAATGTAGATGAAATAATTAGAACATTAAAAGCCTTACAAGCCGGAGGACTAACAGGTTGTTCTTGGCAAGAAGGGCAGGAGTTTGTAGCGTAATGGCAACTAAAAAAGTAAAAGATAATTTTGACAGAACAATGAACTTTTGGAACATAGGATTAACCGATTGGTTTAAGACTAAGTTTCTTGGTTACGAAGAAGTTAAAGTACGTGCTAGAAATAAAAAAGGACATTTCGTTAAAGATGATCCCAAAACAAAAAAGAACGAAGCATATAAGACTGTAACAAGAAAACGAAAGAAAAAAAGTGTTTCTTCGTAATAAAAAAATAAAACCACAAAAGAGGCAAGGACCTGAAAAGATATTAGAACTTCCTCTTGGTTTAGCACTTAACAAACCTAAAAAAGAAAACAAATGGAAAGCTTACTTCAAAAACAAGTTGAGTTAAAAAGAAGAACAAGCTCTACTGTTCCGTTTGGATATAGGTTACATGACAAAGATCAAAGATACATGGAACCCATTGACAAAGAACTTGAAGCTTTAGAAGCTGTAGAGGGTATGATCGTAAAAGAAGAAATATCTCTTCGTGACGGCTGTGACTGGTTAGAAAACTACACAGGTCGTAGTATTACTCCTATGGGTTTAAAAAAAATAATAGACAGAAAGTATGGAACAAGACAAGAAAGATTGGGAATTATATCCTGAGAAATACCAGACCGAAGAAGACGGTGTTACGTTTAAGTTAAAAAAAGATGGAACACCGCGTAAAAAAGGAGGTAGACCAAAAGGAAGAAAATCTAATTACCATTATTCGACAGCAACAAAAGCAAAGATAAATGCCAGAAGATCTGTCAGTAAAAAGAAAAAGAAGATTAAACAACTTCAGAATCAGATTAAATCCCATAAGACTCACTTAAAAAAACAAACAGAAGTACTCAACAAACTTGATAAGAAAACAGACAATCAAGTTGTTCTTGATACAGACTTAGAATCCCTTAACCCAAGTACACAAGCACACATTCAACACAACCCCGAAGAAACGGTAGTCTTTCATCCAAACGAAGGACCACAGACAGAGTTCTTAGCAGCAGGTGAAAAAGATGTACTATACGGTGGAGCAGCAGGTGGAGGTAAATCATATGCAATGTTAGTAGATCCGTTGAGGTACGCACACAAGAAAGCTCACCGTGCTTTGATACTTCGTAGGTCTATGCCAGAACTGCGTGAGCTTATAGACAAGTCAAGAGAACTTTACCCCAAAGCATTTCCCGGATGTAAGTTTCGTGAAGTTGAAAAGTTATGGAACTTTCCAAGCGGAGCAAAAATAGAGTTTGGCTTTTTAGAAAAAGATGCAGATGTTTATCGCTATCAAGGACAAGCATACAGTTGGATAGGTTTTGATGAGATAACACATTTACCTACAGAGTTCGGTTGGAATTATTTAGCATCACGTTTAAGAACAACAGATCCTGAAATAGAAACGTATCTTAGGTGTACAGCAAACCCCGGTGGTGTTGGCGCACATTGGGTTAAAAACAGATACATAGAACCTGCGGAATCAAACAAAAGTTTTATTGGGCAAGATGGTTTAACAAGAAAGTTTATTCCTGCTAAGTTAGATGACAATCCTTATCTTGCTAACGATGGAAGATACGAACAAATGCTTAAAGCATTACCTCCTATACAACGTAGGCAACTCTTAGAAGGCAATTGGGATGTCGCTGAAGGCGCTGCATTTGTTGAGTTTGATCCAACAGTCCATGTTATTGAGCCTTTCTTTCTTCCTATTACGTGGGAAAGAGTAAAAGGTATTGACTATGGGTACTCTTCAGAGAGCTGTTGTTTATGGGGAGCCATAGACAGAAGTGACGGAACTTTAATAATTTATAGAGAATTATACAAAAAAAACTTGACAGGACTCGATTTAGGTCGTATAATAACGGAAATGGAAGTAGAAGATCCGTTTTCTGTCCAAGGAGTCTTAGATACGGCAGCTTGGGCAAGAACAGGAACGACTGGTCCTACGGTTGGTGAAACTTTACAGCAACTAGGACATAAGCTCAGAAGAGCAGATAAAAATAGAATACAAGGTAAGATACAGATTCACGAGTATTTGAAAGTTCAGAATAGTGGGAGTCGACCTAAATTACAAATTTTTAACACTTGTCCTAACTTGATTCGAGAACTACAAAGTATTCCTTTGAGTAAATCTAAACCTGAAGACGTAGACACGAATGCATCAGATCATGCATACGATGCGCTACGTTATCTTATTATGAGCAGACCAAGAATCAATGATCCTCTACAGCGCATAAGAGAATTAAAAAAAGAATCTATCTACAATCCAGTAGATCCAGATTTCGGATATTAAAATATGGCAGAGAACGACAATACATTTATAGACAACGCAGACAATATGTTCTTTGAGGACATTGAAGGTGAGCAAGGTAAAGCGCTTGTATTAGAAGATGATCAAAAATTAAACTTAGTAGGAATTATACAAGATCGTTTTTCAGATGCAGAAACTGCAAGAATATCACACGAGCATAGATGGTTAAAAGCTTATCGTAACTACAGAGGTTTATACGATAAACACATTAAATTTAGAGAGTCTGAGAAGTCTAAAGTCTTTGTAAAGATTACAAAAACCAAAGTATTAGCAGCTTTTGGACAATTAGTAGATGTTGTTTTTGGCACAGGTAAGTTTCCAATCGGTGTACGAGAAACTAAAATGCCCGAAGGAATATCTGAATATGCGCATTTAGATACACAGAATCCATCTCCCGGAATTGAAACAAGCATCCCAGAACAAGAAGAAGAAGTTATTGAAAATCCTTTTGATGTAGGATTTGAAGGAGATGGTAAAACTCTAAAACCCGGAGCTACCTTTAGCGCTGGTAAATTTTTAGAAGAAGTAGCAGCAGAGGTTTTGTCAGAAGGTCCTAGTCCAATGCCTGAAGCTATTGAGATTAAACCTGCCCAAAGATCTGCAAGAAGAATGGAGAAGTTGATACATGATCAAATTGAAGAATCAAGTGGATCTTCTGAAATAAGAAACGCACTTCTAGAGTCTGCATTATTAGGAACAGGTATTGTTAAAGGTCCTTTTAATTTTAATAAAACTTTAAATCGTTGGGATGAAAAAGAAGGAGAAAGAGTTTATGCTCCTGTAGATGTTAGAGTTCCTAGAATAGAATTTGTAAGTGTTTGGGATTTCTTTCCTGATCCTGCAGCTACTAATATTGACGAG